TAGAGGAATCATAGGAGGCAACAAAGATGTCAGACTACTTGGAAAGTGATTTTTGTGATCCAGATCAAGGATTAGATTACTTATTTGCTCGAATGGGTGCTATTTACGGTGCAACCTTTATTAGACATTGGGAAGGAGTTGATCTTGAGATAGTTCGAGATACATGGAAAGAAGTCTTAGGCATATATTTAACTTACCGGCCTAAACTTGATCAAGCCATTTATTCAATGGATGATACCTTTATTCCAAGTGCTTTAGCTGTAAAAAAACTGTGCATGACTGGAGAACGAATCCCTAGTAAACCTCATTCTGAGATTGGATATAGTCCTGGTTATTCTTCTCAAGATAAAGAGTTTGTTAAGGAACAATTTAGGATTATGCGTGAAATGATAAGTAAAAAAACTTATAAAGGATAAAAATGAATCTTGAGAACCTAAACGAAAACAGAGTAGAAATTGCTTTAAGAATGCTATCTTCCACAGACGAAGATCATGCAATGCTATCAGGTCATGTTAAATACCTTGAGGAAGCCATGAAACAAGCCAAGGCAAGAGTATTTTTACAAGCTGAGGGAACGGTAGCAGAAAGACAAGAAAGAGCCTTAGACAGCATTTTATACAGTGATGCAGTTAAGGAATGGATACAGGTATACAAAAAGTTTAAAATTTTAGATAACAAAAGGCAACATGAGGTGCGTGTTATTGAGATATTTCAAACACTTAGTGCTAACCGAAGAAAAGGAATGTTATGATAGATCATCCATTTTTAATACTGCAACATTTGATTAAGAACTATTCAGAGGCTTGTAATCAACAAGATTATGTTGCAGCGTATCAGATAAGCGTTGATATTACTGATCAAGCACAGAAACTAGAAGATTTTGCTCAAGAACTATCTAATGACTAAAGCACAGAGATCACATTACGACAAAGTTGCAAGACTTGGTTGCAGTTTATGTCGATTTGTTTTAAAGATTGAAGATACTCCAACTGAAATCCATCATATTCGTAGAGCTGGCAAGAGAGTAGATGCACCTGTAATAGGTTTATGCCCAATCCATCATCGAGGAAGTAATACAGGAGTGCATGGACTTGGCAGAAAAGCATTTGAGGAGTTGTATTCAACAACGGAAGAAGAATTATTATCAATGACATTGGAGATATTGTGAGTGATCCATTTAAGATAACAGAACCTACTGTAATTAGTTTTAGTGGTGGTCGTACATCTGCATATATGTTGTGGAGAATACTACAGTCTAATCAAGGACTTCCTGACGATGCCATTGTTTGTTTTGCAAATACAGGCAAAGAAGATGCTGCAACTCTCAAATTTGTTATGGATTGTGAACAAAATTGGATTGTTCCTATTCATTGGCTTGAATATACTTCTGAAAAACCTAAATTTAAAAAAGTATGCTCTATTACTGCAAGTAGAAATGGTGAACCATTTGAACATATGATTAATGATAAAGGCATGATGTTGCCTAACAATTTTATGAGATTTTGCACTCAAGAACTAAAAATAAACACAATTAGAAGATATTTAAAGAGCATACATTTAGATATTGATGATGATCAGCATTGGGTTGGAATAAGAGCAGATGAGCCAAGACGAGTCGCAAAAGTAGGTCTTTCTATGTGTCCATTGGCTAAAGAAGGAATAACAAGCAGGGATGTTGGTGCGTTTTGGGAGTCACACAATTTTGATTTAGGATTGCCAAAAGTAGGGCAAAACAAACTATCTAACTGTGATTTATGTTTTATGAAAGGTGATGCAACCTTGTTGTCTTTAGTAAAAGATAAGCCAGAAAGAGCTACATGGTGGATTAATATTGAAAAGAAAGCACAGGAAAATTTAAAAAATAAGGGAAAAGCATTTATACCTAGTTTTAGAAAGAACTCTATTAATTACGAAACTATGTTAAATCATTCAATTAATCAATCAGATATGTTTACAGATGACACTATCCCTTGTTTTTGTGGAGATTAAATGCTAACTTTCCCTTGGTATCCCCGAGAACTTAACCCCAATAGTAATTGTCATTATTACGAAAAAGCCAAAAAGAAGGCTATTTACAAAGATATTTGCTATTGGACTACAAAAGAGGCTAATATACAAAAGGGCGATTACTCAGAGCTAAGTATTGTCTTTTACAAACCAAATCGAAGATGGATGGACTTGGATAATATGTTAGCAAGCATCAAGTCTGGGCTGGATGGAATGTGTCTAGCTTTGGAGATTGATGATCGATGCTTTACTAAAATTACGATAGAAATTCACAAAGATATAGCTGGTATGATTAAAATTGAGATAAAATAAACTATGCAAATCAAGAACATAATAAAACTTTAGGAGTTATAAAATGGCTCAAGGTAAAAAACATATTCCAACTAAAGCAGATCGAGATACTGTAAGACGACTTTCTTCTCTTGGTGTTCCTCATGAAGACATAGCTTTAAGGTTAAAAATATCAAATGATACTTTGGTCAAATACTATCAAGACGAATTAGACGAAGGCAGAATTGATGCTAATTCAACCATCGCTGGGACTCTCTTTAATCAAGCCAAAGAAGGCAATACTGCTGCTGCAATCTTTTGGCTAAAGACTAGAGCAAGATGGAAAGAAACTCATGCCCATGAGATTACTGGTGCAGATGGCAAACCCTTAGAATTCAATAAGATTGAACGAGTCATTATCAAGAATGGCTGAAACACTCCAACTTGCTACACCTAATTGGGCAATTCCTTTACTTGAACCATCAAGATATAAAGGTGCTTGGGGTGGTCGAGGCTCTGGGAAGTCACACTTATTTGCTGAACTGATGATTGAAATGCACATCATGAATCAGAAAAGACGATCAGTTTGTGTTCGTGAGATACAGAAATCCCTTAATCAGTCCGTAAAAAGGTTACTTGAAACTAAAATCGAGGCGATGAACGCTGGGTTTTATTTTGAAGTTCAGGATTCAGTTATCAAATCAAGGCAGGGCGATGGTGCGATTATCTTCCAAGGTATGCAGAATCATACGGCCGACTCGATTAAATCGCTAGAAGGATATGATTGTGCATGGGTGGAGGAAGCCCAAAGTCTTAGTCAAACTTCATTAGACTTGCTAAGACCGACAATCCGAAAGCCTGATTCAGAACTTTGGTTTACTTGGAATCCTAGGCAAATATCCGATCCTGTAGATTTTCTATTGCGTGGCCCAGAACCACCAAAGGATGCAACAGTCATCAAGGTAAACTTTGCTGATAATCCTTGGTTTCCTGAAGTCTTGAAGGATGAAATGGAGTACGATCAGAGGCGAGACCCTGATAAGTATCAGCACGTTTGGCAAGGGCAATACCTCAGAAATGGTAATGCAAGAGTCTTTAGAAACTGGAAGATTGACGAATTCGAAGCTGCACCAGATGCAATTCACAGATTAGGTGCTGACTGGGGATTCTCGATTGACCCAACTGTCTTGGTCAGATGTCATATTGTAGGCAGAACTCTATACATTGATTACGAAGCGTACATGGTTGGATGCGAGATCGTGAACACTCCAGAGTTGTTTATGCAGATACCTGAAGCTGAGAAATGGCCTATTGTTGCCGACTCAGCACGACCAGAAACCATCAGCCACATGAAGAAGAATGGCTTTCCAAAGATCATGAATGCAGTCAAAGGTGCAAAGTCTGTAGAGGAAGGTATCGAGTTTTTAAAGAATTATGATATTGTTGTGCATCCAAGATGTCAGCACACAATAGACGAATTAAGTCTATACTCGTACAAATCCGACCCTTTAACTGGTAGAATCTTACCATTGCTTGAGGATAAAAAGAATCATGTCATCGATGCTTTACGATATGCTTGTGAAGGAGTAAGACGATCACAGATGGTAAAACCTGCTGTTTTTACACCTATTGCAAATATTAAAAGATGGTAGATAATAAGGATTATTATGGCTATATCAAATGACCAACGACTAGCAAATCTTCATTCTGAAGCGTTGCGACAGTTCAATGATATTCAAACTGCCTTGCGTGATGAACGCTTGCAATGTCTCCAAGATCGCAGATTCTATAGTCTTTGTGGTGCTCAATGGGAAGGGCCACTCTGGGATCAGTACGAAAATAAGCCAAAGTTCGAAGTCAATAAGATTATGTTGGCAGTCATTCGAATAGTAAATGAATATAGAAATAATCGTATTACTGTTGATTATGTATCTAAAGATGGTACAGAAAACGACCAGTTGGCTGAAGTTTGTGATGGACTGTACCGAGCAGATGAGCAAGCCTCAGTCGCAGATGAAGCCTACGACAATGCTTTTGAAGAAGCAGTCGGTGGTGGAATAGGTGCTTGGAGACTAAGAACAGTCTACGAAGATGAAGAAAATGATGAGGATGAAAGGCAACGGATTAGGTTTGAACCGATCTTTGATGCTGACAGTTCTGTATTCTTTGACTTAAATGCTAAACGACAAGATAAATCCGATGCAAAGTATTGCTTTGTAGTCTCAAGCATGACCAGGGAATCTTACAAAGAAACCTATGGCGATGACCCAACAGATTGGCCTAAGATAATCCATCAATACGAATTTGACTGGGCAACTCCAGATATTGTCTTTGTTGCTGAATACTACAAGATTGAAGAAAAAACAGAGACAATTCGAATATTCCAAGCGATTGATGGCACAGAAGAACGCTATACAAGCAAAGACTTTCAGAATGATGAAACACTAGAAGCTACTCTTTACGCTATTGGAACGACTGAAGTAAGGCAGAAACGAGTCAAACGGATGCGAGTTCATAAGTACATTATGTCTGGTGGCAAAGTCTTAGAGGATGCTGGATATATTGCTGGCAAGTGTATTCCTATCGTGGTTGTTTATGGTAAGCGTTGGTTCGTGGATAACATTGAAAGGTGCATGGGTGCAGTTCGTTTGGCTAAAGATGCTCAACGATTAAAGAATATGCAACTTTCAAAGCTAGGTGAGATTTCTGCCTTATCTTCTATTGAGAAACCGATTCTATTGCCTGAACAGGTAGCTGGTCATCAACTGATGTGGGCTGAAGATAATTTAAGGGATTACCCTTATTTATTAGTCAATCCAATTACTGGTGCTGATGGTTCAACTACAGTCAGTGGGCCAGTTGCTTATACAAAGTCTCCTCAGATTCCTCCAGCGATGGCAGCATTATTAGCCGTTACTGAATCCGATATGCAAGAGATATTGGGCAATCCCCAAGGTGCAGATAAGATCGTATCTGGTGTATCAGGTAAAGCAGTTGAAATGATACAGACCAGAGTTGATATGCAATCATTTATTTATATGAGTAACTTTGCCAAAGGGATGAAACGCTGTGGCGAGATTTGGTTATCAATGGCAAAAGACATTTATACCGAAGAAAATCGTAAGATGAAAACGATTGCACCGACTGGTCAGGCTGGCATGATTGAACTGATGCAACCGATGATTGATCAGGAAACTGGTGAGATTAAGACTACAAATGACTTATCAGATGCTACTTTTGATGTAGTTGCTGATGTTGGGCCATCATCCAGTAGTAAACGAGCTGCGACAGTTCGAGCATTAACAGGAATGTTACAGATTACAAACGACCCTGAGACTGCTCAAGTTTTAACTGCTATGGCGATGATGAACATGGAAGGTGAAGGAGTAGGCGATGCAAATGCTTATTTCCGTAAAAAACTATTGAGGATGGGTGTTGTTAAGCCTACTGATGCTGAAGCTGAAGAATTACAGGCTGAAATGCAAGGTCAGATTCAAGACCCGAATGCTACTTATTTACAAGCTGCAGCAGAAGAAGCGATAGCCAAGGCAGCCAAAGCCAGAGCCGATACAGTTGAAACTATAGCTACTGCTGAACTAAAACGAGCACAAACTTTAGAAACTTTGGGTAAAGTAGACGAAACTGTGCAGAATATTGCAATACAGAATGCTCAAGCAGTCCAACAAATAGCAGGAAGTGAAATTGTGCAACCTAATCAGGCTAATCAAACATCTGGCTCACAGGTGATGATTGAGCCAGGAGTCTAAATATGGCTGATTTGCGTGAAACAGCAATTAATCCACAAACAGATTTTATGCAGACAATGCCTAACTCCTATGTTACAAATCAAGTAATGCCAACTAATACTTCTACAACCAGTTTAGCTGATGAACAAGAAGAACAATTTCAAAATTGGATTAAGTCTACAGGTTGGTACAAAGAATTTAAAGAAGAATATAACGAAGAACCTGATCTTAATAATTCTGAATATGATTATCGTGCGGCATGGAAAGCAGGTATTCAGCCTGAACGAGACCCCTACGATAAAAACAGATTCCATTGGCCATCATCTTTGCCAACTGGTGAAATGTTGAAGTCACCAACTCACCCAACGGCATGGAAAGAACAATTTATGCGTCAAACAGGAAAAAATCCTGATGCAATAGGCATAAAATCTTCGCAGGAGGCGGAAATATATCTTCAATCTATACCTTTACAAAAGCAAAAATATCAAACATTGCCAAGTACAGAATTCAATAATACAAAGTTTAAAACATGGAATGCAGATGCAGCACAACAAGCAAAAATGCTAGAGGCAATAGGGGTAGACCCAAAGAGCATTTTGCAGAAAACCGGCACTTGGAAAGGGTCAGATGGAAAATGGAGACAAGAAATTATCCCTTAACTTTAATTAAACAAAATTGTGCAACCTACTGTTGCGAATGAACAAAATATGGTTTAGTATTATTTTATCGGTATCCAATCAGCCGTTAATGATTGAGTTGAATGGGGTCTAAAGATGAACCAAAAGGCAGTAATTGATGACGAAGAAATCGTAATTCAGGATGAAGTACTTGAGGAAGAAGTAGTAATCGACCAAGAGGAAACTGAAGAAGAAGAAGTAATCGTTAGCATTGGTGAGGAGTCGCCACCTCCCGAAGAACACACTCAAGCACCGGAATGGGTACGAGAGTTGCGTAAGACGAATCGTGAACTGCAAAGACAGAATCGTGAGTTGCAGAGTAAGCTACAAACTGTACCGACTGAGCCTAATCCAGTCGTGATAGGAACAAAGCCTAAACTCGAAGATCATGATTATGACTCTGATAAGTACGAGGAAGCATTAAGTAATTGGTTTGAAAGGAAACGATTAGCCGATGAAATAAGTGCCAAACAAAATGCTGAAGTTATGGATCAGCAAAAGGCTTGGCAAGCTAAGTTGGATAACTATGGCAAAGCGAAAGCTGAGTTACGAGTTAAGGACTATGAAGATGCCGAGGCAGTTTGCCAAGAACTCTTTACAGTCACCCAACAAGGTGTAATGCTTCAAGGTGCAGATAACTCTGCATTAGTCGTGTATGCACTCGGTAAGAATCCCAAGAAGGCTAAAGAGTTAGCAGAAATCAAAGACCCCGTAAAGTTTGCTTTTGCGGTTGCAAAACTGGAGAAAGAATTGAAAGTGACCAATCGTAGAGCAGCACCAAACCCTGAACGTATCGTAATTGGTACAGCAAGATCGTCTGGTGCAGTTGATTCAACCCTTGAACGGCTGAGAGAAGATGCAGCGAGAACTGGTAATATGACGAAAGTCATTCAGTACAAAGCTCAAAAACGATCAGCATCTAAATAAACAATAGGAGCTCATAATGAGTAATTCATTCAGTAAGGAAGAACGTGTAGCGTTTGAGGACATCCTCGAAGGCTTTAACGATGCTTTAGTATTATCAAGAAATGTATCCATCTACAATACAGATGGTTCAATGATGGAACGAACAAACAACGTAATCTATCGACCACAGCCATATATTGCTCAGTCTTATGATGGTATGGATCAGACTGGTAACTTTGGTGCTTACACACAGTTGTCAGTACCTGCGACTTTAGGCTTTCAAAAGTCTGTGCCATTCATTCTAGATGCTTTAGAATTGCGTGATGCACTCCAAGAAGGTCGTTTAGGTGAAGCTGCTAAACAGAAATTAGCCTCAGATATTAACATTGCAATCATGAACGTAGCTGCTGCTCAAGGTTCATTAGTTGTAACTGTTTCTACTGCTGCTGGTGACTATGACGATGTAGCATTATGCGATTCAGTTATGAATGAGCAAGGTGTACAAGCCTTTGATCGTTACTTAGCTTTATCAAGTCGTGATTACAACGGTATCGCTGGTAACATTGCCGGTGGTGCAGGTGGTACTTCTGTATCTCGTAGTTTTGCAGGTAACAAGTCAAATACAGCGTTTGAAAGATCATTTGTTGGTATGGTTGCAGGTTTTGAAACCTATAAACTAGACTACGCAAATCGTCTAACTGGTGCGACTGGTGCTGATCCAACAATGAGCACATTGGCTGCTGCGAACAACTATTATGTACCAACAGCAACACAAACTGCTGCAACAGGTGAAACTCAGAACGTAGATAATCGATTCCAGACTATTACTGTTTCTAGTACTACCGACTTACCAGCAGGAACTGCTATTGAGATTCAAGGAGTTGAAGCTGTACATCACATCACTAAGCAAGGTACTGGATTCTCCAAGACTTTCCGTGTTGTATCAGTAACAAATGCTACGACTTGCGTTATTACACCTCCGATTATTTCGGCTCAAGGTGGAACTGATGCAGAACTACAGTATCAAAACTGTATCGTAACTGCTGCTGCTGGTCGTACAATCAACAGATTGAATACTACAACTGCACCAATTAACTGCTTCTGGCAAAAAGATGCACTAGAAATATTGCCTGGTCGTTATGCAGTACCAAGTGATGCAGGAGTTGCAGTAATGCGAGCTTCTACAGATCAAGGTATCGAGTTGGTCATGCAGAAGCAATACGATGTGAACACAATGAAAACTAAGTATCGTTTAGATACATTATTCGGTGTGGTCAATAAACAGCCTGAGATGTCTGGCATCTTGTTATTTAACCAAGCATAAGGAACGATCATGAGTTATAACATTGTTTTTAATCAAGGTACAGCGACTGTATCAGTACCAGCCGGTGAGAAGATTGTAGTTCAGTCTTATTCACCAACTAGCGTGTTTCAAGAAGTTGGTTATCCCAATTTTCCTGAGACGAATGACTTGTTGTCTGTAGTAGAAAATACTACTTACACATCTGCTGCATTTACAAATGCAACTACTGTCATTATTCAAGCTGGTGCATCTGGTGCAAATTATGCCGTTGGTGTAGCACCTGTCATTAGTGATGATGGCAATTGGCAACTTCAAGGTGCTCCAGCAGATATAGCTGATGGCGGTTCGATGATTGCAACTGCTGCGAATATCTTAACTGGTATCGTAACATCAACAATAACGCAGAATCGTAGTCTTCAACTACCAACAGGTGCAAACCTAGACTTGGCAACTGAATGGGCAATCGGTGAAGCATTTGATTGTACATTTATTACTTTGGGTGCATTTGTTTTGACTATCACAGTTAATACAGGTGTAACTATCGTGGGTGCTGCAACAACTGCTGCAACGGCTGGCTCAACAGCTAGATTCCGTTTACGCAAGACTGCTGCAGATACGTTTATTGCTTATCGTATTTCTTAATGTATTGGGTAGGCTGACATTTTGTTGGCCTACTCCTCTTTTTGGAGAATGTCATGATGAAAAAAGGTTATTCACCTAAAACCATTTCTAAGAATATCAAGATGGAAATGAAAGCAGGAAAGCCACAAAAACAAGCAGTTGCAATGTCTTTAGGAATGGCTGCTAAATCTGCAAAGTCTGCAGGTAAGCCTAGCAAAGCACCAATGAAAAAATGATTAAGTCTGCTGCAATTACTAAGATTAAAACTATTTCACCTTGGCAAAAGGTGAGGTTAGAAAAACGCAAAGTTAGAAAACAACAAGCTATAGAACGCAAGTTGATTAAGCAAGTGCATCCATCACCTATTGGTCAAAGCATTGAAGTATATGCAGAACCAATAAAAGAAGTAATAAAAGATATAAGTCGTGAAGAAATGGTGCAACAAGCTGATAAAATAGGTTTAGTGATTGATAAGCGTTGGAAAGATTCAACTTTACTTAATCGTATCAATGCAACTATGGGAGTGTAATGGGCTATAGTAAACGACAATTCGTAGACGCTGCTCTTGAAGAAATTGGTTTAGCATCCTATAGCTTTGATATGCAACCTGAACAACTCGAATCAGCCAGAAGAAGGCTTGATGCGATGATGGCAGACTGGAATGCAAAAGGCATTCGTTTAGGATACCCTTTGCCATCTAGTCCTGAAGATGGAAGTTTAGATGAAGAAACATTAGTTCCAGACTCAGCCTATGAAGCAATTATTTGCAGTTTAGGAATACGACTTGCTCCTAGTTATGGCAGAGTAGTCATGATGGAAACTAAAGCTACTGCAAAACAGGGCTATGATATTTTGTTACAACGAGCAACATTCCCATTAGAGAAACAACTACCAGCTACTATGCCAGCAGGTGCAGGAAATAAACCTTGGAGAGTCTACGACAATCCATTTGTCAGACCACCATATTTCCCTGTAGATGCAGGGCCAGATGGCCCATTAGAATATTAAGGATAATCATGCCAACAATTAATCAACTTCCTGTACTCAGTACAATATCTAGTGGAGATCAGTTACCTGTATATTCACCGAATAATGGCGATGCAAGAAGAACCTCAATAGGAAGTTTGCTTACATTCTTTCAACAGAGTTTTGCTAGTCCAACACTTTCAGTTAATTTATATGTACCAAGTGCTGGATTTAACATTACTGTGCCAACTCCAGTTAGTAATGACCAATGGATGTTAATTCAACCTGCTAGTACATTAGCAAGTGGTACGATTACATTACCTTTAAATACTGGTGTACCTGATGGCACAAGTGTATTAATCACATCTACGCAAGAGATAACTTCTTTTGCTATTTCATTAAACGGTGCAACTGCAATCTTTGGTGCTGTAACTGCATTAGCTGCTGGATCAGCATTTGCAATTAGATATTATCAACCAACAAACTCTTGGTATGCATTAACTACAAATATTATATTAGCAGCAGGTATTCAATCTTGGTTAGCAAATCCAACAAGTGCTAATCTAAGAACTGCAATGACTGATGAGACAGGAACAGGACTTTTAGTATTTGCTACCAGTCCAACATTAACAACACCAACAATCACAAACCCAACAGTAACGACAGGTACATTTACTAGTCCTGCTTTAGTAACTCCTGCACTTGGAATAGTAGCATCTGGTAATATTTCTGCTTGCACATCAACGAGCATGGTAATGGTAACTCCAATATTAGGTGTAGCTGCAGGAACAAGTTTAAGCACAACAGGCAATCAAGTTATTTCAAGTACTGGTAAGCATGGTTATGCTACAGGTTCAGGTGGAACTGTTACTCAAATAACTAGCAAAGCTACAGGTGTTACATTAAGTAAGTCTACTGGGCAAATTACACTTGATGGTGCTGCATTAGCTGCATCTACAACGGTTAGTTTTACCTTAACCAATACAGTAATTGAAGCTGGAGATATTTTGATATTGAATCATATTAGTGGTGGTACGGCTGGTTCATATTTATTAAATGCTCAGTCTGCTGCAGGAACAGCAAGTATTAACGTGCGTAATATTTCTTTAGGTTCATTATCTGAAGCGATTGTTATTGCATTTGCTGTAATTAAGGCTGTAACTGCATAATGGCAAGCAAGCCTAAATCCTCTGTTAATGCGGCTGGCAACTACACAAAGCCGACAATGCGTAAAAAGTTATTTGAGAAAATTAAAGGTAAATCTACGCAAGGAACTGATGCAGGAGAGTGGTCAGCAAGAAAAGCCCAATTATTAGCAAAAGAATACAAAGCTAAAGGTGGTGGTTATAAATGAAAGCACCACAGAAAAGCCTCAAAGATTGGGGTAAGCAGGATTGGCGAACTAAGTCAGGCAAGCCATCTTCAGAGACTGGTGAAAGGTATCTTCCTGCAAAAGCTATTGAAGCATTAACAAGTGCAGAGTATTCAGCAACTACTAGAGCCAAGCGTGAAGCTACTGCTAAGGGTAAACAGTTTGCAAAACAACCTAAAAAGATTGCAGAAAAGATTAAGGGCTACCGATGAAAACTCCAGCCTATGCACGAAAAGAAGGGCAGAATCCTAAAGGTGGTTTGAATGCTAAAGGTCGTGCTAGTGCAAAAGCTGAAGGCATGAATCTAAAGCCACCGGTCAAGTCTGGAGACAATCCTAGAAGGGCAAGTTTCTTAGCTCGTATGGCTGGTAATGATGGGCCAGAATATAAAGATGGAAAACCTACAAGACTGCTTTTATCATTGAATGCTTGGGGTGCAAGTTCAAAGGCAGATGCTAAATCTAAAGCAAAAGCGATTACTAAAAGAAATAAAAAATAATGCAGATACCTATTCTGAACGGAATTTATGTAGATAGCACTCCTGAACTGCGTACTAGTTATCCAGTTAATCTTGTGCCTGTACCTAAAGAATCAGGGATTAGTTCAGGATTTTTACGACCAGGAGATGGAATTGTTGCAAATGGAACAGGACCAGGCATTGATCGTGGTGGCATTAATTGGAATAATGAATGCTATCGAGTCATGGGTACTAAACTGGTAGAGATTTCAAGTACTGGTGTAGTTACAATTTTGGGTGATGTTGGTGGTACAAACCTAGTAACATTTGATTACGGATTTACAGAATTAGGTATTTGCTCTGGTGGAGAAATGTTTTTTTGGAATGGTACGACACTTACCCAAGCTAACTACACAGCAGTAACGATTGGATTTATTATTGATTTCTGCTTTATTGATGGCAGATACATGATTACCGATGGTGATCGATTATTCTTAACTGATATTGGTGACCCATTTACGATTGGTGCATTTGCGTTTGAAGAACCTATTTCTGATCCTGATCCAGTTACTTCTTTGTTGCGTTTGCGCAACGAAGTCTATGCAATCAACCGATATACGATGGAAGTTTACGATAATACTACAGCAGCGATTCCTTTTCCATTTCAAGTAATTAGTGGAGCACAGATACAAAAAGGTTGTTTAGGAGTTTTTGCTTGTTGTGTTTATGTTGATAGAATTGCCTTTTTAGGTAGTGGTAGAAATGAAGCACCTGCAATCTATGTAGGAGCTGCAGCACAAACTGAAAAGATTAGTACACAAGAGATTGATAATTTACTCTTAGAATATACAGAAGCACAATTAGCTGCAGTAAAAGTAGAAGCAAGAAACGATAAGAGTCATCAACACTTATATGTGCATTTACCTGATCGAACCATTGTTTATGATGCTTCAGCTTCTCAAGCATTACAAACTCAAGTATGGTTTACTTTGGTAAGTACAATCGTAGGATTTGATCAGTATCGAGCAAGAAATCTAGTTTGGTGTTATGACAAATGGTTAGTTGGTGATCCTGAATCAACGAATATTGGCTATCTTGTGCAAGATACCGGTCACCATTGGGGTGAACAGGTTAGATGGGAGTTTGGCACATTGATTGTCTATAACGAAGGCAAAGGTGCTTTAATGAAGCAACTCGAACTCGTTAGTTTAACTGGAAATGTAGAATTAGGGACTGAGCCTCAAATATCTACAAGCTACACAGTTGATGGATTAACTTATAGTCAAGATCGATTTATCTCAGTAGGAACTATAGGAAATCGTAAAAAACGATTATCTTGGTTTCAACAAGGTCACATGAGGAATTGGAGAATCCAACGCTTTCAAGGTGATAGTGATTCTCATGTATCTTATGCTCGTTTGGAAGCACAGATTGAGGCATTGGCATACTAATGGCATTTACTAAACTTAACTTAACCAGAGATCAACTCTCCTCTTTTCTGACTGATCAGCAGCAGATTAAGCAGTTTGAGTTATTGTTTCAGGCTGTAGATGTATTACAAGTGATTGTAGGAACAGATTTTGAATATCAAGCAGATACAGCATCGGCTTCAGCAAATAGTGCTTTAGATCAAATTGCTAGTTTGTCTCAAAAAACAGCAGTTGAAGATGCAGTTCTAAATGCTAAAATTCAACAGGCTTTAGATGCAATTCCTCCTTTGGCACAAAATATTGCAATTAATGATGCTGTACTGAATGCAAAGGTTCAACTTAGTTTAGATGCAATACCACGATTGGCTCAGTCTTTAGAGTTGTTGGCTTTAGCACCAATTCGTAATAATATAGAATTAGAACACGATGTTGTAGGCATTTTGCCTTATGCAAATCAAACCCAACGAGTCAGGTCTAATACGGTACTAACATGGCTTTCGATGTAATAACACCTACCAAACTAGGACAGGCTGCAATCACTACTGGAGTGACTACACTCTATACAGTTCCAGCAAGTACTCGAACACTTTTAAAAGAGTTCAGTATTGCTAATACGACTGGTGCAGATATACCAGTCAGAGTGTTTTTAGTACCATCAGCAGGAACTGCAGGAACAACAAATGCCTTTTTATATGATGTGCCAGTACCGACTGCTAATGCCTTACAATATAATGGAGTTGAGATTCTGAACGCTGGAGATACCATACAGATACAAGCTACATCAACAGGTTTAACAATCATTGCTAGTGGAGCAGAAGCTATTTAAGGAGATATTATGGCAGTTACGATTAAGGTATTAATACCACCAAAACAAGCAGAGGCTGTGCAAACAACGCAATATACTGCGACTAATTGCAAAGCGATTATTGATAAATTTACAGTTACAAATACTACTGCTGGCAATGTAACTTTTAGTGCAAACTTAGTCACAAGTGCTACAAGTGCCGGTGCTGCCAATCTAATCATTGATGCTAGAAGTATTGCACCTGATGAGACTTATACTTGTCCTGAGTTAGTTGGTCAGGCTTTAGAACCTAGTAGCTTTATATCTACTCTTGCAAGTGCAGCAACTAGTTTAACGATTCGTGCCTCTGGGCGAGAAATAACATAAGGAGAAGTTATGAAGGAATTTATGGTTATCCCTAGGGGATTCAATGGACTTCCAACAGAGGAAGAATTCTTAACTAAGGCTG